CACCGCTTTTTCAAAAAAAGAAACAGCTGATTATTCAGCAATTACAACCTGGGCAATATTCAACAGAGAAGAAGGCGAGGCAGATGAAATTATATTACTTGATGCCAAAAGAGTCCGAGTAGACTTTCCAGAGCTTAAAAGAATGGCACTAGAAGAATATAGATATTGGGAGCCAGATTGTGTTTTAATTGAGGCCAAAGCGTCTGGAACACCATTGACACATGAGCTGAGAAGAATGGGCATACCTGTAACTTCTTATGCGCCGAGCAGAGGCCAAGATAAAATTGCTAGAATGAACAGTGTTGCACCCATATTTGAGTCTGGCATGGTATGGGCACCAGAGAAAGATTTTGCAGATGAAGTGATTGAAGAAATGGCATCTTTCCCTTTTGGCGATTATGACGACTTTTGCGATAGTGCTACAATGGCATTAATGAGATTTAGACAAGGCGGTTTCATATCTTTAAATGAAGACTACCAAGATGAGGTGAGATTATTAAAGAAGAACAGAACAGTTTATTACTAAAAATATTTGTGACAAGTTTTGTATGGGACGGGAAAGATTATGCTGGACCAGACATACATGCACAAAATTTAGAGGACGCAGAAACGATTGCAGAGTATCATGGCTTGTCTGTCGACGGCGAGCTGACAGATTTAATTGATATGGATTATCATAGTCCAAGAGTGCTACACTAATTAGATATGGCGATTGACAAACAATTAGGAACCGAAAGCAATCCAGATGTAAGAATCCAAGGATCCGCTGTAGAGGTTTTTCCCGATACAACCCGTGAAGATCAAATTGCAGAAGCAGCACAAATATTGGTCGATAACGAACAAATTTTTATTGACGATGAGATAGAACAAAGTCAGCCACAACCCACAGACGATTTTAATGCCAATCTAGTTGATTTTTTATCGGACGATATCTTGCAAAGTATTTCTGGTGATTTATTAAGCTCTATTAAGGGCGACAAACAATCCAGAAGCGAGTGGGAAAAAACATATACCGAAGGCCTTAAATATTTAGGAATGAAATTTGACGAAGGCAGATCACAGCCATTTGAAGGCAGTTCTGGAGTTATTCACCCAATATTGGCAGAAGCCGTTACTCAGTTTCAAGCTCAAGCATACAAGGAAATGTTGCCAGCAAGAGGCCCTGTTAAAACAGAGATTATTGGAGCTCGTACTGTTGATACGGAAAACCAAGCTGAAAGAGTCCAAGAGTTTATGAATTATTACATTATGAATGTAATGGAGGAGTATGATCCAGAGCTCGACCAAATGTTATTTTATTTGCCGTTGGCTGGATCTACATTCAAAAAAATATATTTTGATTTTGTTTTGAACAGAGCGGTTTCTAAATTTATAACACCAGAAGATTTAATTGTGCCTTACGAGGCCACAGATATCAGCTCTGCTGAGAGAATTACACATGCGATCAGCATGTCGTCTAATGAAATTAAAAAACAACAGCTTACTGGTTTTTATGCAGATGTTGATATTGGCTCTGATTCTCACTCAGAAAATTTATCTGAGGTAGAAGAAGCGATCGACGAAATACAAGGTGTTACACCTTCTTATAAAGAAAATAGAAGTAGGACAGTTTATGAAGTGCATACTGTTTTAGACAGTAGAAGGTTTTGAAGACATCGATCAACAAGGCAATCCAACTGGATTGAAAACTGACCTTATATTGTCACACTAGAAGAAGATTCAGAAAAAGTATTGTCAATTAGGAGAAACTATCTTCCAAATGACATGCTCAAAAATAAGATTAATTATTTTGTGCAATACAAGTTTATGCCGGGACTCGGTTTCTATGGCCTAGGACTATCGCACATGATTGGTGGTCTATCAAAAGCCTCAACATCAATACTCAGACAGCTCATTGATGCTGGGACATTGGCTAATTTACCAGCTGGTTTTAAAGCCAGAGGAATGAGAATTAGAGATGAAGATAATCCATTGCAACCGGGCGAGTTTAGGGACATTGATACCACGGGTGGATCATTAAAAGAAAACCTAATACCTTTGCCAATAAAGGAACCAAGCAATGTATTGATGCAGTTATTAGGAATATTGGTCGATTCTGGCAAACGATTTGCTGCCATTGCGGACATGAACATTGGTGATGCTAATGCAGCAATGCCTGTAGGCACAACAGTTGCACTGTTAGAGCGTGGAACAAAAGTTATGAGTGCAATTCATAAAAGATTGCATCATTCACAAAAACTAGAGTTTGTATTATTGGCCAAAGTTTTTGGCGAGTCTTTACCGCCAGTTTATACTTTCCAAACAGGAACAGCTCCAAGTGAAATAAAACAACAAGATTTTGATGATCGTGTAGACATCATACCAATATCAGATCCCAATATATTCTCACAAAGCCAAAGAGTGACTTTGGCCCAAGAATTATTGCAGATGGTGCAATCAAATCCAGAAGTCCATGGTCCAACAGGTATTTATGAGGCATATCGAAGGATGTATGCAGCATTGGGTGTAGATAATATTGAATCTTTATTGCAGCCACCAGCAGATACGACACCAAAACCAGTCGATGCGGGGACAGAAAACTCTACTTTATTATTGGGCCAACCAGCTCAAGCATTTGCAGAGCAGAATCACCAAGCACACATTGAGACTCACAAAAGTTTATTCTTTACAGATATCGTTAAACAAAGTCCCCAAGTGCAAGCACTGATAATTAGTCATTGCATGCAACATCTACAATTTATGGCTGGTCAAATTGCCCAAGAACAAATGCCAGCAGAAATGCAACAAAGGATTGCAGAGATCCAAGCACAGATGCAGCAAGTTCCACAAGAAGAAGCACAAATGATCGGCCAACAAATACAAATGATGATGGAGCAGATAAGCTCTAGTGTTATGGCTGAACTTGCCTCTGAGTTTTTACAATCTATAGGAATGAGCGGCAGTGAAGACCCATTGGTTGACATAAGAAAAAGAGAATTAGATCTTAAAGACAAAGAGCTGGATCTTGAAAATCAACAATTCTCACAAAAACAAAATCAAAGAGCCCAAGAAAAAATGATGGATGCAGAATTGCAATCGGAGCGCATGAATGTGCAAAAATCAATAGCAGATGATAAACTCGAAGTGGCGATTGACAGATTGAAACAAAATGCAGATCTGAAATTGTTTGAATTAGAAAATAAAATTAGAGGCTTGTTATGACAACATCGTACAAATTAGAAGCGGTTAAAAATCTTAAAGCTGAAAAAGAAGCTGAAAGGATTAGAGAAGCCGAAGAACTCAAAGCTGCTCAAGATGCAGAAGAGAAAAAACACCAGGCTAATCTTAATAGGATAGCCAATAAAATGGCTAGAATTGAAGCTGGATTGCCTGTTGAAGAGGAAGTGGTTGAAAAACCAGCTCCTAAAAAAGCTGCGGCTAAGAAAAAAGCACCAGCTAAGAAAAAAGCACCAGCTGCTAAGAAAAAACCAGCGGCTAAGAAAAAAGGTAGACCAAAAAAATCAAAATAAATGGATGATATTTCTTTAATCGATAAGGTTAAAAGACTAATCGAGCGCAGAGAGGAACAGATACAAGAAACTCTCATGTCCGGTAGTCTGAAAGATATTGAACATTATAAATATTTGCAAGGAGAGCTTTCTGCTTTATACTATATTGCAAACGAAATTAGTGACATAGGAAAGGATATATAATGTCGGAAGCAGCAGAAAACAACATTATGGCAAAAAAGGTAGCAGAGGCTTATGTTGATCCCACAGACTTAGTTTTAGATCCAGAAAAGCTGGATTCCTCAATATTAGAAAGGATGCCACAACCCACAGGTTGGCGTATGTTGGTGTTGCCTTATGCTGGTAAAGTAAAAACAAAAGGCGGAATTGTACTGGCACAAGAAACAGTCGATCGTGAAGCATTGGCAACAGTCGTTGCTTATGTGGTAAAAATGGGACCGCAATGTTACAACGATGAATCTAGGTTTGGAGACAAGCCTTGGTGTGAAGAAAAACAATGGGTTTTAATCGGACGCTACTCTGGTTCGAGATTTAAACTTGAGGATGGTGCAGAGGTCAGAATCATTAATGATGATGAAGTAATAGCCACAATACTCAATCCAGATGATATAGTGAGCTTATGACAGATAACGAAGTAAAAGAAGTCCAGCAACCAGAGGTTGAGGACATCGAGGTAGAAGTTACTGATACTGAGGCACCAGCCAAAGCATCAAACGATGATGAGTTAGAACAATACACAAAAGGTGTTTCTAAACGAATCAATAAATTAAACGCTAGAAATAGAGCAACCGAAGAAAGAGCACAGCAATTAGAAACGGCCCTCCAACAAAGAGAGTCAGAAGTGCATGCTTACTATCAACATGCGGTGCAAGCCCAAAATAATCTTTTGGCAAAAGAAGAAGAAAATGTTGAGGTTAAAGAAAGAGAGGCAAATGAGCTCTACAAAAGAGCACATACAGCTGGCGATGCTGATTTGATGTCAAAAGCCGATAGCTTAAAAAACGAGGTTTCTATACAAAAAGAGAAAATTCGTATTGCTAAACAAAATCAAGAACAATCTCAGCAGCAAGCGCAATATACTCAATATCCGCAAAACGGACAGCAAGCGCAACAATCAAATCAACAACAAACTCAACAAGAGGTTCAGCCGACAAATGAAGCACTGGATTGGCAGTCACAAAATAATTGGTATGGAAAAGAGCCAGAGCCAACACAATATGCTTACTTTACTCATNTGCATTTAGTTAATGAAGGGTTTGAACCAGACTCAGAAGAGTATTATAGTGAGTTAAATACAAGAATTTATAAAGTTTATCCGGATCTTAGATCCGATAATGCCGGACAAAGAGAGGACAGGCCCGCTGTGCAAAGAGTCACCTCTGCTTCCGTTGGGAGTCGGCAAAAAACACAAGGCAAAAAGAACGGCGTATCATTCACAAAAAGTGAAGTCGAGACTCTCCGTGGGATAAAACCATATGGCATGACAGATGATGCCTGGTTGAAATCCGTTGCTAAAGAGAAACAAAAAATAGCAAGCCGGGAGGCAAAATGACTGAATCAAATAATGAAACGATACATACCAGAAAATCTCGTGAGTCCGAGTCTCACGCTAAAACATCTCGTAGACAACCTTGGAGGCCAGTAAGAAAACTTGAAACACCTCCGGCACCAGAAGGATACGAATATCGTTGGATAAGAGAATCCATGCTGGGGCAAGAGGATAAAGCGAATGTGGCAAGAAGAATTCGTGAAGGTTGGGAGCTCGTAAGAGGTTCTGATTTACCCGATGAATATTCTTACCCAGTTGCAGAAACAGGTAGACATGCTGGTTTAATTTATAGCGAAGGACTATTATTGGCGAAAATACCTTCACAGACTCGAGATGAACGTAATGAATATTACGAAGAACAAACCCGTCTTAGAACTGAGGCCTTGGACAACAATATGTTTAACGATGCCAGAAAAGATGGAAGATATGTGAAGTATGACTCCAATAGGAAGTCCAATGTTACTTTTGGGAAAAAGTAACAAACATAAATAGGAGTAAATCTTATGGCAAATAAAGATGCCGCTTTTGGTTTAAAGCCTGTTCGTGAAATGGGCGGAGCACCCTACTCTGGAGGTCAATCCAGATATAGAATTGCTAGTGGCGCCACAACTCCAATTTACCAAGGCGACTTGGTAACACAGCTAACAGCTGGAGTTTTAGGACGTCATGCCGCAACTGGTACTGTTCCGATTGTCGGAGTGTTTAACGGAGTTCAATACACCGATCCAACTACAGGCGAACAAGTTTTCAACAACTATTATCCAGGTAGCATTGCTGCTTCGGATATCATCGCAAGTATTATTGATGATCCAAATGTTGTTTTTGAAGTACAAGCAGACGACACTTTTC